GTTAGTACCTCCACCAGTACCTCCACCACCGAAACCGCCAGAACCAGCGCTTGCACCACCATATGCGGTACCTGCGTTAGACCCGTAAATAAAAGCTCTTCCACCCCAAGAACAGCAGTTTCCACCATCTCCGTAGAAACCTCCACCGCCTCCTGAAGTTGTACAGTTACCTCCACCATATCCAGGAGTGTTATTTCCTTGACCAAATGGGTTAGTAGCTGTATTTTGAGTTGTTCCACAATCAATTGATCCACCAGAAGCTGATCCACCGCCACCGCCACCGGAAACAATCATTGGAGTATTTCCATCAGTTGCTACGTAAGAACCTCCACCGCCACCGCCGTCGTGGCAAGCTCCAACTCCATACTGACCAACTACAATTTTAAGAACTTGTCCTTGAGTAAGTGAAAAATCTCCACGCATACGAGCTCCGTAACCTCCACGAGGTCCGTAGCACTGGCTTTCTCCACCGCGTGCACCCATAGTTTCAATACGATAAGTAGCTGATTGGGGCACTGTCCAAAGTTGAACTCCTTGGCTATTCATATTTAAGTATGAAGGGGCCCAAGAAGGGTTTCCAAGTGAGTTACGTGCTTGTGTAACGTTTGGTCCATAGGGTCCTGCAACACCACCAGTTCCAAATGTTGCAGAGGTAAATGAATACAAGAATGGGGCCGGATTAACTTGGAAAGTAATATCAATAAAGTCTGTTGAGTTTGCACTATCTACCGCAGTAATTCTAATAGTTGCTTGAGCGTATCCAGCAATGTTTGACGGCGTTCCCGTAATAATACCTGTAGTAGTGTTTAAAGTAAGACCCGCTGGCAAAGTTCCGCTAGTTACAGAGAATGTTAATCCCGAACCAAAACCTACAGCAACCATTTGAGTGGTGACAGCGCTTTGTGTAGCTACTAATCCAATGTATTCTTGAATCTTTGGAGAACACTCTCCTACAGTCCAGTTTACGTCAAAGTTATGCGTGCCGTAAAGAGTTTGCACAAAGTAGTAATCTTTTTGTTCGTTTACTATGTCGTTAACAGAAAATCTAGCCCCGGAAGGGTAGGTGTACCGAAGCATGTCATTTATTGCGTACCCGTGATTTTTTATGTGGAATATCTCTTTGTCTACTGCAATTCCAATAACGGTAAATTTATGTGTTCCAGAACCGGTTGAAGTAAAGTTAATATTTGAAGCACTATTTGGATACTCTTTAAGAGTAGTTACGTAGTTAATAGAACTTCCTACTTGGAAAGAACTTTCAATAAAGTAAGTACGATTGTTTACAAGAGCAGTGGTAGATCCACCGGCTAAAGTACTTCCTCCCGCGTTAATAGTTGGAGGTGTGCCAGTTGTTTCGTATTTAACCATTAAACCTTGGTATAGGTCTAAGTCTGCAACACCAGAGCCACTGGCTCCAGTAACGTTAGATCCGCTAAATGAACAGTTATTTAAATACTGTCCGCCTGTGTTTGAACCGTTAAAAGTTTTTTCTGATTCTTCTACTAAAGTAATGGAAGTTTCTGTTGCGGTATTAATGTTGTTACCTGCAAACAAACGAGCTTCATTTGCTTTTTGAAAAGTTCCAGTAAGGGCATTGGGCACAGGGATAACTGTTCCGTTAGGTACTTGACTTACTGTAAAAATAGATCCGGAAGTATTGGAGGTGTCTAAAGACTTTAAGAACACTACGCCTCTTGGGGTTGAAGCAAAGTAACCACCAGCGGTTACAATATTGTGGTATAGGGGAGAACCAACAGACAATCCAACAAAATTTTCAGTAGTATGCGAAACTGTAATTTGGTTAGTTATAGGACTGTAAGTAGATATAGAGCTAACAGTTCCTGAAGCTACTGCATTGTTATCAAGATCAAGTCGGTAAGAAGTTAAAGTATTAGATCCATCAAATACCTGAGCGGTAGCGCTGTTGCTTGAATCAAACGCTTTAGAGCTTGTATTAGAAGAGTCAAACTCCTGTGAAACAGTTGAGTTTAGGTTCAAAAAATAAAACGGAGTAGCAAGACCAAAACCGTGTGGAGACTCTGTTTTTACAGTAAGAGTAGAGGTTCCTAAAGCATCTGTAACAATACCGTCAGACTCAGCAATTTTAATTTGGGAACCTTGGAAGAACTCACCTGAAACAATTGAGGTGTAAAGATCTTCAATAGATGCGGCATCTGGTTGGTTTTGCTTACTTAGGTAGGTAAAAGTATTAGGTGTTGGCACTGAGTTAATAATGTAAGCGCCGTCTGCTGTAAGAGACTTTGTACCGCTTACGTTAATAGGAATACCAACAGCAAGTCCGTGAGCAAGGGAGGTTGTTACTTTAATTTCACGAGAGACCGCAGTGGTAGTAATAGCCTCAATATTAGGGATGGTTGTATCACCGCTCTTAGAGAAGAACGATGGGGTGTTGTTGATAAGTTCAACGGTTTCCCACTTGGTAGGCTGTAGACCATACTCAAAGTCGGTATCGATAAGTGTTTGCGGTTCGGAGACGCGGAGTTTGGTAACCGGATCAATAAATTCGGCTGGGAAACGGATTTCTCCGCCTGTGCCACTGCCTGAACTACCGCCTAGAAAACCTGGCATTGATTTTTACCTCTCTTTACATGCACCTAGTACAAGATACTTGTTATTGCATTTTTTTACGGGTTATACTTCTTTTTAAATTCCAAACCACCACATTGTGCCTATTTGAAGGTTTCCTGGAACACCTGCGGGCCCTGTTGGACCTACGTTTCCAGAACCTACCTCTGTCCACACGTTGTTAGAAAATACGTATGTTTTAGTGGTCTGCGTATTAAACCATCCGTCACCAGTAGCAGCTGTTGAAACTTCTGGGGCCGTTGCACTAGCAGTAAATTTACCCGCTGGTCCAGTATTACCAGTCGGTCCAGTAGGGCCAGTAGGACCTGTTACTTGAGACGCAGCTCCTGTTGGACCTGTTGGTCCAAGCTGACCTTGCAAACCTTGCGGACCTGTAGGTCCGGTGTTACCGGTTGGGCCAGTAATAGTAGATGGCGCACCAGTTGGTCCGGTAGATCCTGTAGCACCAGTTGGGCCAGTTGCACCGTTACTACCAATAAAACCAGGTGAACCTGTTGGCCCTGTAGGACCTTGAGATCCTGTAGGTCCCATTGGACCAACAATCTGACCCACGTTATTCCAGGTAGTTCCATTCCAAACATAAAGATCTTCATTTGCAGTAACAATAAAAGCATCGTTAATTGCGTTACCTGAAGCGGGAAGGTTTACAACTGCGGCTACTGTTCCCCGAACATTGATGCTAGTTCCTTGCGGACCTGTCGCACCAGTTGCACCGGTTGCCCCTGTTGGACCAGTTACTGTTGACGCTGCACCAGTTGGTCCGCTTGCACCAGTATTACCTGCGGGACCGGTAGGTCCTTGTACACCTGAAGAATAAGATAATGAACTCCACGCAAGTGTTCCATTACCAATTTTAAATTTACCAGTGTCGTGTTCATAACCAGCTTCACCTTGTGCAAGCACAGGGTTTGCGGCAGACCACTCAGCTGCAGTACCACGTCTAAATTGAACTTTTACAGCCATTAGCCGGTTACTCCTCCGCAATCAATAATATCGACGCCACCATAGTTTGTGTTGGGAGCACCAGCGTCTACGTTAAGTATTGTACTTCCTGCTGCTCCAGTTAAACCTACTAAACCTTGAGGACCTGTTGGTCCTGTTACACCTTGAATACCAGTTGGGCCAGTGTTTCCTGTAGGCCCTGTAACACCTTGCGGTCCAGTTACACCCTGTGGTCCAGTTACTCCTTGTGGCCCAGTAGGCCCTAATATTCCTTGTGGACCAGTAGGTCCTGATGGTCCTGCAACTCCTGTTGCACCAGTAGGCCCAACTTCACCTTGTAAACCTCGTGGACCAATTCCACCTGTAGCTCCTGTCGGTCCTGTAACTGTACTTGCTGCTCCAGTTGCACCAATTACACCTTGTGCGCCTGTAGCGCCGGTTGGACCAGTTGGTCCTGCAACTCCTTGTGGACCTGAGGCTCCTTGCGGTCCTACAATCTGTCCTACGTTATCCCACGCAGAACCATCCCAAACATAAAGATCGCCTTCATCATTTACTAAGTACGCATCATTAAGTGTGTTACCAGATGAAGGTAGAGAAGCAAATGTAGATCTTGATCCAAGAAAATTAATTGATACGCCTTGCAAACCACGTGGACCAGTTGCACCAGCAGCACCGGTTGCACCTGTTACTCCAGCTAAACCTTGTGCACCAGTTGGGCCAAGAAGACCTTGTGCGCCTGTAGCGCCGGTTGGACCAGTTGGTCCAGTGTTACCTTGTACACCTTGTGAACCGGTTGGTCCCATTGCTCCTGCGGGACCTGTGTGTCCAATAGGACCTGTAACAGTTGATGCGGCACCTTGTGGACCACCAGGACCTGTAGGACCTGTAGGTCCGTCTAAACCACGAGCACCCGTTGGTCCGGTAATTGTAGATGCAGGACCAGTAGCACCAGTTGGGCCTGTAGCACCTGAAGGACCTGTTGGTCCAGATGCACCAGTAGCACCAGTTGTTCCAGTAGGACCAGTTGCTCCTTGTGGACCGGCAGGGCCAGTAGTTCCAGTTTTATCGGCACCAATAGTAATTACTGTTGTAGGTTGCTCAATTATCTCAATAATTTCTGGCGTAGGCATTAAAGAGTTACCTGCTGCTCTGTAAAGACTTTACCAGTCATAAACGTTCTAGTTTTTCCGTCTGCGCTGTTTGTTAATTGTACGTCGTAATAACAAGCGTATGGAAGGTCTTTTGTAATAGATCCTGCAAGTGCAAGTTGAATAGTGTCGTAGATACCACTACCTGTTGATTGAAGTTTAGTAATTACAAACTCACCAACAATTACTGGGCCTACTTGTGCACGGCCCCCAGTATGGAATAGGCGAAGTTGAGATTTAGGCGTGTAAGTGGCGAGATCCATTGAGAATTTGAGCTTAACAGCAAAGTCGTCTCCCGCATACATAGAAAGGTCTCTGGTAATAACGTCACCTTGGGGAGTGACATCTCCATAATCAGGGATTGACAACCGTACTCGTTGTGGAAGAGAAGCATCATCTATCTCCTGTGGTCTGTAGATTGGTACAAGTTTATTAGTCAAGCGACTAATACGGCGTAGATTAAATACCTCAATCTTGTATAGACCAATACCAAGAAGATTGCAAAGCTCCCGGTATTGTTCTTTACGTTGAGTAATAATGTCTGTTAGCTGACGGAATCGTTCTGTACGGGGAATAGACACGCCGTCAGGAGAAATAATATCAATATCAAATGAAGCATCTGTAGCTAGTGTATAAAGAGCCATGCTAGTTGCAAGAAGAATCATTGGGTATTCTTCAACTACTGGGAGGGTAAGCATTGTTGCTCGACTACCATTAGTATCGGTAGTGCTATTAGCGTGTTCTAAAAAGGCAGTGTTAACATACTCATTAATTTCTGCGGTAGTAAAATATTTAAAAGTAGTTCCTGAGACGGTAACAATTGCACCGTCATTAGGCGGGGAGGCTAGTACAACCAAGCCTGTTCGTTCTTCTACAGAGGTAGTTCCGGATACATTTGTTGACCCTACCCGTACGACCATAGTTGCGCCGTCTACTGGGGAGGTCGTTAGATTAAATCGAGTGGTAGATCCGTCGCCCTTAAAGGTTTCAACAAAGGATTTTCCTTGATCACCTAGTTCAAAGCGAAGACGTTCAGATAAAGCCGCAAGTGTCGCCACTGATTCCTCCGATGAAGTTAATGTTCAAATAATCCCGTGATTAGTGACATTAGTCAGGGCAAACGTTAAGAGCCCTCATGGACGAAGGGCGGCTTGTCCATGAGGGCGTTCTAGATTAAGTCTCTATTAGAGACGTTCGTACAAATAGCCCTTTTCTTGCAAGTGCTGAGCAACATGCTTTGCTACTTTGTACTTTTGTCCGGCTTTAAAGGAAAAATGATTTCCTACGCCGATAGTTACAAATTCTAGGTCTTCAGCGACACGAATAACTTGTGCGTCATCTGCAAGACTTACGCCTACGGTCTCGACTTCGTCAATAACTGTTGGACTATTTGGGGCTGTAAGATCCACAACCTCTGTCTCTAGCTTAGCTGCAGCTGTTGCTGTAGCCATTGACATTTCACCTGCACGTTGTGCAAGTTCTTCTGCGTGAGCTCTAACTTGCTCTTCGCGTTGACGTCCAGTGACGTCTGTTACTTTTGCTTTTGCCACGATTATTATTCTCCTGTAAGTTTGTGTTGGGGGCTGGATTCTTAGGCCCAGCCCCCAAACGGGTTAAATTAGTTTGTTTCTGCTAGAACTACAGACTGATCTGTGATTAGACCAAGACCGTAAATTGCATACCAAGCAAGCGCATGCTCACGACCGAAGTCTAGAATACCACCATCGCGGAGTTCTACTGGAAGTGAAATTGCGTGACCGAATGCATTGTCACCAATGAAGATTGCTGAGTAGCGATCCTTGGCTCCGTTACCAGTCTTTGTTGCTGGGGATGTGTAACCGCCACCTGTTGGGTAAACGATTGATCCTGCTGCAACTGCAGTGTCAGTTGTGTAGCCTGAGCCAGCACCGCCTGCAACCTTTTCGATCTGTGTTGTTTCGATGAATACTGTGTCGTATAGACGACCAATCTCACCTAGCATGAAGTTACCTGGAGCTGCGTACTTTGTTACTTCGATGAACTCTGGGTTGTCACGAAGCTTACGGCTCTGGTGTGGGTGGATGAATGCAACATATGTCTCACCCAAACGAGGGATGTTCTTTGTTGCAAGTGTCTCTACGGCATCCTTAACAACAGCTGTTGTAAGGTCAAATGCGCCAGTTAGAGATGCACGGGAAGTACCAGCGGTACCTGTTCCGTACCAGTCATTTGCAGCTGAAAGACCTGAGCGGTCATAGCCGTAGATAACTGAAGATGCGGCCATGAGTGTGTCACGTGCCTGACCATCTAGGTATAGAGCCATGTTACGACCAAGAAGACGTGAGGCTGAAGCCATTACGTCATCAAATGATGCGTTAAGTAGTAGCTCTGAAACAGCAATTGCATAGCCATGCTCTGCAACTGTGATTGAGAATTGCTGTGCTGTTAATGCGTTTGTTGACATACGAACACCTTCAACGAGTGAACCCGCGAAGCCGAGGTTGTTGTAACGCATAAAGTTGATCTGAAGACCTGGTGCAACTCCTAGTTCTGTCTTCTTAACAGCGAACTGTTCGAAGCGAAGAATAGGCATTGACTGGAAAAGGATTTCCTTTGACCAGATGGTCTGAATTGCTTGTGTAAGCTGGCTATTGGAGCCAGAGTACGCTGTTGGGGCCGCGGCTAAATTACCGGTACCCGTTACGGCTGATGCCATGTCGGTTTTACTCCTTAGTTAGTTTGTTTAATTAATTAGGTAACTTCTTACCCGAAGATTCCCTTGCCTCGGTCAGATGCGGATTTACCCAGCAACTTTCCTCGGTATTTTGCGTATTCGGTAACCGACATTGCGGCAATCTGCTCCGCAGTAAACGAGTTTTGCTCCATATTAGTGTCCATCGGTCCGGATGGAGGCGCTGTTACACGACTCCCAGTCATTTCTTTACGGGCATTCTGCATTGCAGACTGCGCCGATTCCAAGATTCGTGAGCTGCGCTCACGTAGTCCTGTAATACTTTGTTCGATCTCATCAGGAGTACTTCCTGAAATTAGATCTACGAGCTCTGGCATGATGTTGTCACGCTCATCTTCTAAGCGGCGTGTGCGATACTCAGTGAGTTCCGCGTATTGACGCTCACGCTCAAGAAGAGTGAAAGCACGTTCGCGTTCTCCGCGTTCTACTTCCAACTTTTGAGCCCACTCTAATTCTTTTGCTTCAAGTAGCTGACGAACATCCATTTCTGCTTCAACCTTTTTCTTGGCTTCTGCATCTGCCTCTGCTGCACGAGTGGCTGCTTCGGCAAGACGTTCTTCACGCTCTTTCTTGAGCACATTGAGTTCTTCTTTTAATGAATCTATCTGCGGATAGAGCTTTGATTTTTCTTGCTCACGTACACGCTGTAGATCAGTTTCGCTATAAGCCTTGTCTGTCAAGG